CTGTGCAGCTTGATTCGGGGACAGGCCCTGTTTCTTACCGCTCTTCCCGCCGTACGCCATGGCGATGAGACCGACTAACGCTAGAAAACAAATCGCTGACAGGAGTTGATACAATGCTTCGGTGTGTGAAGAGGCCTCACACGCACAGCCGTCCTGAAAATGGTTTGGCATGCAGTACCACGCTCTTGGGACACCCTTGAGCCGTTTGCCCGCCGTTGTCGCGGGGCTTACAATGCCATGGGCATCGTATGTACATGAATGCAGGACGCCTAACAATAGCTTCCGCGTTGCCCGTCCAGTGCGACTTAGGCAAACCAATCGCTCAACCACACGGAGGCGGCTCAACCCCCACATGATGTATCACGACCATCCACTACGTCCGTCCGGATCACACTGAATTACCGGCCCTAAAAAGGGCGGACCGGTCCCGTCGCCATCTCTCACTCTCTACCCCCTCAAATAACGCAGTTGTGAGGGCGCAGCCGCGGAATCCTTCTTTCGATGGAGACCGATCGGTGTGTCAGTATTAGGGGTGCCCATGCCCAAGAGCTGCGGGTCCAGTGTGCGGATCGGTTATCCAGGTTTCACCACACACCATTACCGCCCCCAGAGATGAAGCCATCGTTTGCTGTGATCTGCGCCCGTAACACTTAGGCCGATGGCTGGCTTTCGTCTTGCCCGCGCGTGGAGATGCGCGCCCCCGACTCAACGGAAGGTGGGGAGGCGGGAGCCCGGAGGAGCCCCCATGCCCAATACTGCTTTGGGCACGCCTGACTGTGTGCGTGTGTTACAGTGAGGTGGCCCGGGCGGAACCCTCACGTTGCACTGTCCCTCTCCCGCTGCGACGGGAGGTGAATTCCGCAGCCGCGCGCACGGCGCTTATGGCCGTCGCGTGGTGGGCGCACGGCTGCGACGCCCCCCACTCGTGGAGGGGCGGTTTTAGACCGCCCCGAGGCGGTCTTTCAGCTGCTTTGACCACTCGCCGCACTGCTCCCAAGTGACGGTGGCCTTCATGCCGGCTGTGGCTTCGTGGATGAAGTCGTTGTCCATCATCGGACATTCGAGTTTCATCGCCCTCGTCATAGCCTCAACATGGCCATCCGCCGTAATCGATCGTTCGTGTCTTTGCCAGAGCATCTTGAGCAGCTTCAACGGCCCTACCGGAAGCTCGGTGGCCACGTCCTCATTAAGTGTTGAAGTCTTGCCGCCGAACGTGTTGGCCATGTTCTTGTGCACGTAGTTTTTCGCACTGTACTCGAACCTGGCCCTCATGCTCTTCTCGCAAATCTTGTCGAGGTCCGTTCCCCCCTGGTCACCTAGCAGACACACCCTCGCGTGCATGAAAAAGTACTGGAACATGAGGGGCGAGTCAATGCAGTTGAATGCGCATGATGCGAACTTCGTGAAAGCGATGTTGAGCATAGTCTGCTCGCTGAGCTCCACACCCGAGACCAACCCGAATGTGATGTCAGCGGCCTCTATGGTCTTCCTCATCTTGGGGAGGAGCCCCACACGCAATGTTCGCTTCGTGCACACGTTAAGGCTAGTGCGAACACCGGCCTCTACCACACTGGCTACAATCTCGGAGTCAGCACAGCTCTGGAACTCCGAGTCGCTCATGTCCACCGCCTCTTTCGCCTTACCCTTCTTCTTCTTGCCAGCGGGAACCGCCTTAACCACGGTCGACACCTCACTCCAATAAGGAACTATGATGCGTGAGCAGTGCTCCATGCGCCGCGTTGTCGGCTGCACACGGTTAGGGCCCACGGCATCACCCGTCTCGTCCTGTGGCTCTAGGTTGGTTCCCTGCATGCATGACCAGTACTCAAACCGATCCGCCATGGCATCGTAGCCTCCGGGTGGTGCGTCTCTGATGTACTTGGGGGTGAAGAGCCATAGACCGTCGTCGCCCTCCGCCACGATCTCGAACCCGCATGGCTCTCCCCGCAGGAACCGCTCCACAATGGCGCCGTCGTATTTCATCGCCCTGACATGGGGGGTGATCCACTTGTGCTCGCCGGGTTGTGGGGATGCGGCCTGGGGGAGATCGCGCACCGCCTGGCGGTAAGCGGACTCCATTCCCATCATGGTCAAGAACAAAACGAAATTGACCAGGAAGTTCAGGCAGCTGGTACCACGATCTCCGCTCTCTCGCCCGTAGGTCTTCGTGTACAACAACCAAAAAGCACTTCGAGACCTCAGGAAGGTTTTGCATCTATCCTCGATCGCTTGCCTGGAGAGGTCGCTCGTGTTGGCGTCCTCCCCAAACAGATCTTTGATGATTCGATTCTCGATCAGCACCTTGAGGGAGTGGCGCGGGTCATCCTTGTGTATACAATCCGAGCTGTCGAACTTCCCGTAATCGTAACTGATGGCCCTGCCGTTCATGAAGGGTTTCAGCAACCCCGCGAGGCGCGCTCGCAGATGCTCTGGCCCCGCATGCTTCACCGATCGTCGCTCGATGGCAGTTATACCAAACATGATGGCCTCGAGGAACCCCGCGTCAAAAGTGTGCGTGGCGCAGCCCCCATCACCGCATGCCTGGATCAGCCTCGGCTTGATCTTACGAAGTGCCTCATTTAGCTTCACGAAAAACGTGTGCTTCTGCCTCACCTGTTCGTCCGTGTCTGGCAACTTGGAGAATCCTGTTTTCCCGCGTTCTGTCCCCCAAGAGCCTGGCACGAATGCAAAGTACTCGAAGTCTGCCAGCAGTGTTGTACGGGTGTGCAAGGCTGCGGCGGCGTCGCTCGGTCCCGGGTCGTACCCAGGTGGAAACACCTGGAACTCTTTGGCCACACGGCCTGCTTTCCTCAGGACCTTCAAAACGCTGTCGCACGCTTGTTCGATGGCAGGAAGCGCCTGCTCTTGCACCACCCCTGTGATACCCCCGTGCTTGTTCCTCGTCACGGCAAAATGCCGATTTGCGATTGCGGCTCTCTCGATCTCCGGTCCGGAACCGGCGACGTGTGGTAATGCAGCCTCTGTTACGCAGGATCCGATCGTCATGAACTGTGGATTCGTACGCTGCTCCTCCAAGTGACGCGAACCGGCCTGTAGCCCACCGTCCTTCTTCAACGCATTATACGTTGCGAGTTCAACGGCGCTTTGCACGACCTGTCGCTCTCGACCCGGGCCGGGGTGTTCGGCGGGGGTGAGTGTCACGTGTTCAGGTAGGGGCTGTACGACATCCACGGTGTCGTATCCTCGTCCCAGAGTCCCAAAAGGCACATTAGACGGATAATCGGCGCCAGACGACGTTGACTCCAGACCGGGTGGTGGTGCGATTGCACTGCTGGAGGACGCACCGGTTGGGGCGGTGTTCGGATTGCCCCTGGTGTCGGATTGTCTGTCGGTTGGCTCCGTATTCGCGTCGTGCCCGTCATGCAAGCAGAGCCCAGCCCCCTCACCCGCCGGTGGCGCGGGGTGGGGCGGGGTTGCTGTGGGTGGGTCCGAGGGGCCGGGCGCTTCGGGGCTGGCAGGGGAGGATCCCGGTTGGGATTCCCCGCTCGTCTGCTCAAAAGAGCCCCCTCCGTCGCCGCTGCTCCCCGCACCAGATGTCTGGTTTGGAACCGAGCCGGTGGGCTCGATCAGAGAGGCGCTACCTGCGGTGTCGTCCAGGCGCGAAAAACACGTAACGAAGTCGGTTGTGGCGTTAAGGGCAGCCACTATCATAACGACCTCGCTGTGACGCGTCCTGTTCACGAGTGATTCCGGTATCTCGCGTAGTGCGGCTCCATGCGTTGAGGCCATCTCCGAACCGGCGGTCCAATCACCTTTCACCCGATGGCGATTGATGATGGACATCCCGCGGTCGAAAGCGCCCCCGTGTAGCCATATACGCGCTCTGGCGGGTTTATACCAACAGCCCCAGCACCGCATCATCGGCACTTCGAACTCGATCATGTGCTCACTGTAGCGGACTTCGGTCGCGCCTCGACAGTACAAACATGTACCGGAGTCGTGCGAATCGAGCCACTTACATATCGTCGGGCCGCAGTCCCTGACGCGCGCCGAAGCGCGGCGGTCAAGGGCCCACTGCCATTTCATCAGCACATAGCATAAACCGCCCATACCTACCACTACCACACCGGCACCGATGGTCGTGACAAGCCGCTTCAACGTCCATTTCAGCGCGACCACGGAGATCATCGCTCCGTCTTTAGCGTAATCCAGGCTGATCGTGCCGCCAGCGCGGGCGTAGTCCATGAAGAACCTGCCACACGTGCGGGCGATGTCCAGGCAGGCCTCGCCCGCGGCGCGTGTGTGATCCAAAAGGACCAAGCCGCCGGAGCGCGCCTGTGACGCGTTCATGTCGTGCTGCAACAACGAGGTTGGTAAGCGGATTCCGGCGATGAAACGCCTGATTGTCCTCACCCGTCGGTGATCTGGCTGCCACAAGCCAGTCTGCGGCCTCTCTCCATCGCACATTCGCTGCAATGCTAATTGGAGACTGGTCTTCGCCGCCTGCAGGAGAAAGAGTATAGCCGTGACCGAAGTGTCGAGCGTCGGTCCGCCTGCACTCTGTTGACCAATGAAACGAGCGAGATCCTCTCGAGCTGTTTCATCGTTCACATCCATTATGGCGGTATTCTCGGGTTCAGCATCCGTTTCCTCCTGAGCACTCACCGGTCGGGACGCCAGAAAGGCGTTGTCCCGCGCAATGCGCTCATAGTGTCTGCGGACCCGCATGGTATACGGGGACGGCCGCCGACGTTGTACCCCCGCCGCGCGCCCACGTGGTGGCGACGGCGGGAGGGTCGCGAGGAACTCACGGCGCGCATTTGCAACAAAGTCCGGGGTGTATTGCAATCTCGGATGCGCGTACCAGTTGTGGTGTCCTCCGGGGTCTTCGTCGACCGGTCTGCTGAACCAACATCCTCCCATCTTAGCGACAAGGGCCTCAGCGAAGCTGTCACGTCAGCCCAAAATGGGCGCGAAACCGCCGGCTTCAGCCAAGTGCAATGGCCTCTCAATACCGAAAGTAGCCCGGGCCCTCGACAGACCTCGGTATAGCGTTATTTTGGATAACACTCCGCTCCACGCTCAAAGATTGGG